GTAACATTAACTAATAGAAAAAACATATCAAAACTGAAACAACTGCTACAATCACAGACTACTACTAGTAAATAGTTAGTATGAGCAAAGTATATCACATTAACCAAATGCGAATGATTCGTGATTTAAAAGAGTTCAATCGTAGTGGAAAAATATCCAACTACATAGTAACTTTTTTACTGAAAAACAGTATTACCAAGAAGAAATTTTATATATTCTGTGAAGGTATGAGTCGGACGGAAATGAAAGAGTACTACGGTATACTTGTTAATGCTTATCAGAAATACTTAAAGAACAACACAGAACTTGACTTACAATTAAGATATGACATTGAAGATTCATATTACATAACATCAAGTAACCTTCTTACTAAAAACGATATTTACAGCTTTCCAAATATTATGTCAAAATATAGAGAAGACATAAATCCTGTGAGAGCATTGTATTTTGAAATTGCAGAAATCAATATCAGTTTTAACTTAAAAGACGTTGATAATGATTATGTAAAAAATCAATTTAAAAATGATATCTGGTTTAAAAAATTAATGACTGACATCGAACACGATATGACTAGTCTTCGAGGTATAGAAGAAAAGTTTAATTTACTAAAAAAGAACTATCAATTTTTTACTTTTCCAATTAGTTACTATCATACACAAGAAATGATAAAAGATATGCAGAAGTGGTTAAATACTTTTACAAAGTTTTATAACAGAGTAAATGGTATTAAATCAAAATATGACTAGTGTGCTTCTAATATTATTCTTAATTTCAGCTAATACAACTGAAGCAAAAATATATGGCGTTCCTCAGATGTATAACAAACAAGAAACAAAATATGAACGTTGCTTGTTAAAGAAAATACAAAAAGCTGAAGATAATAACGGTTGGTTATGCATATATCAAAGACAAAATCGAAAAGAAAAAGATGTTATCGTTAGTCAAGGAAATCATTCCTGTCCTAAAATGATTCAGTGTAAAATAATTAGATAATTTGTATTAAACTACGCAGTTGATAAGTCTTACTAGATTCTCTGTATCATCATCTTCGATGCATTTTCCAATAACATAAACACAATTCGTAACGCCTGGGTGTGCTTGTCCTACACCTGGAGTATCACTTGAAACAATCAAGTCACCTTTCCTAACAGGACCAATGACATTAACAGGTATTTTTCCTCTTAATGCTACTGCAACTGTATTGCCTTTTTGATCTTTATTCATCAAATATGCAGGCTGTCCTGATACAACTCCTGCAATTCTATGATCTAATGCTTGGGTTGATTGTGTTACTTCTTCTGTTCCACCAAATACTAGCACAGTACCTACTTCATACTCGCTGTCAGTGACATAAAGCTCTGCCAAGTCAGCATACTGAGCCGTTGTTGCTGTAACGTGTGCTGTTGCCGCCTCTATGTCTGCTAGTGTTATGTCTGCAACTACTGTTGTTGAACTTGTTATACTCGATGAAGTTAAAAACTTAAATCTATCTGAAGACTCTTGCCATATCATACCAGCGTGATCTTCGGAACTTCCTCTTTCAATTAACACACCTGCGTCAGTTGTGTTTGTTGAATTATCTCCGGCATTTCTATTCAAATATATTAAAGGATCATCAACTTCTAACTGTGTTACATCAATTGTAGTAGTTGTTCCATTGATGTTTAAATTTCCAGAAATTGTTAAATTACCACTGAACTGTGCATTACCTGTTGTGTTAATGTTACCTGTTCCAGTAATATCGTTGCTGTTTAAATCTAATGATCCACCTAGCTGTGGAGTTGTGTCTTCTACAACATTTAATAAACCAGTGTCAGTGTCTGTTCCAACTACCCAACTCGATCCATCATACTTTAATATGGAGTTCGTAGTTGCTCCTGACGTGTTAACATCATTGAGCTCACCTAGTGTATCTTTTGTTTGAATTTGTGAAGCAACATATGAGTCAACGTAAGATTTAATACTGCTTGATGTTGCTATTGTTGTAGCAGATGCTGAACCAAATGAACTATCATTTAATACTGCTGATCCTGTGACCTGTGTGTTAAGTACAGCATTTGTATACTGTTTATTTGTTAAAGTATGTGTGCTAGACGTTGTAATAATATCATTATTGACAACTGGTCTTGTTGCTATAATATAGTTTTCACTTACACCACCTGCATTATATGTTGGGTTTGGTGTCAGCGTACCATTTGTGCTTGATGCATCATAATGTATTGAATAAGTGTGTGCGTTTGTATCAATTGATTCATCGTATACGTTAAAACTAGCTTGTTTCTTAACGATAGTATTTGTAGCCTCATATTCTGTGTGTTCTGCTAATAACTTTTCTCTACTTCCGTCCCCGTGATTCCTATATAATCTAACAAAGAATGCTGTACTGCCTGATGATGATTGTACTGTGTATCTAACAAAAGATTTAATTTCAATTTTTTGCGAAGCCGCTGTGGGTGTGATTGATGTTGATAAACCTGATGCCGCTTCACTTGTAAGTGTAGAACCTGTCAAAGCTGTTGTCGATGTATCGTTGTCTACTTGTATGTCACTAACTGTTACAGCAAGTGTTCCTGGTTTCCAATAACTGTTTGAATCGTCCCAAGTAAGTATCTGTCCGTCAGCTGGTGTTGAATTGTTAACATTAGATAAACTTGCTAGGCTGGCCGCTGATACTCTGGCATCTGCTCTTGCGTCTGTGTAATATAAATTTGAACCTTCTGATAATGCACCTGTATTGTGATTTGCAATACTTGACACTTGACCATTAAATGTTGCTGTAGTTGTGTCTACTATAACTGCATTGTTGGCCGCTTTAACATTACCTGTCAAGGTTGCTGTTATTGTTGCGTCAGTACCATCAGTACCATTATCAAGAACTAGTTGTCCACCTGTTGCTCTAATGTCTCCAGTGACATCTCCTGTCACTGCGGCATTTAAAGTTGCTGATGATATGTCAAGTAATACTGCACCGCCGCCTGTCTTTACATCACCAACAATGTTACCTGTTATGTTACCAACAAACTCGTTTGCTGTAACGCTAGTACCAAGGTTGACTGTTCCTGATGCTGTTAAATCTGTGAACGAACCTGTTGATTGTGCAGTGGCTCCGACAGTTGTTCCATCTATCGCTCCTCCACCTATATCAACATTGTTGGAAATTAAATTAGTTACTGTTAAATTGTTTATCGAACTGATCGAAAAATTCTGAAATGAAGCATTGTTGAAATCTATTGCTGATGATCCTTCAGCTACAAATGTCCAAGTTCCATCACTGCCTGATTTGGTATACAGTAAACTCGCTACTGCACTACCACCTGCTTCAACTTCTAGACCTGCGCCTGATCCAGGTATCGATGATTCAGCATTGTTAACAGTGATGATTGGATCACCCGTTGTTAATTCAGTTGTAGTAATAGTTGTTCCGGGATCTGCAAACGTCACATTGTTTGCAAATAAAAAATCTCCTGAACTCCTTCTTGTAGTTTTTCCTGCCATTGTTCTCTGCTCCTAGTAATAATATTTAGCAAAAAGACTAATAGTTTAACACGGTTAAAGTCTATTTTGAGTAGTCTGGTAAAGGACCACCATATTTCTTACCTTTGACTTTATTAGTTCCTACTTTTTGTCTTTTGCCATCATATTTGTGATCACGATCAGAATCTCTATCACGCATTCCTTGTGATCTACAAGAAGCTAACCAAGAAGCTGGTAAACTACTATCTGGTCTGTTGGATTTGCATACATCTTTTGGTGCTGGACCAATATTTTCTTGTGCATTTACTATTTCGTTGATCTTCATACTATTATTTATTATTTCTGCACAAAAGAAAAAGCCCGGCATAAAAACCGGGCTTTAACTGTAATTTCAAAAAATCTAAGACTTAGATGAAGCTTAAATTTGCTGAGTGTGTGTTCATATCGATAGCTGAAACATAGTCACCTGCATTACCTAATGAAGATGCTGTGTTGTTTAACTCTACGTAACCGTATCTTGTCATAAATGACACTGTAGGTTCGAAAGTAGCTGGGTCGATAACAACGCCTGAGCTCATTAATGGAATGTATGGGCAATAAAACGCCGCCGCATCCACTTCACCTGGACCTTTATAACCAACTAATACTGAAGTAGTATCACCAGCATATGAGTTTACATAGATTCTCATTGAACCGTTTAAAGTACCAGCATATTTTGTATTTGTTGGTGCTTCGAATGTACCCTCAGTTGTTCTTGCGAACGCTGAAGTTGTCGCTGACTGAAGAATAGTCAAAGCTGTTGGAGAAAGTACTGCATAGTTACCAGCACCTCTTCTTGTTCTTTGAGCAATTCTGTTAGCTTCTCTGTTGATTAAAACAGCCAATGCCGCGTGTTGGTCACCAACGAAAGTTGCTTGACCTGATACACCTTTTTGGTCGTATGCCGCTCCGGCTGTACCTGCTAATGAAATTAGAGAGTTGATCACTTCTTGATCGATCTCTGCAGTAATTTCTTGTGCTAGTGCCGCCATAATTTCAGCTTCTACGTCTAAACCGTGCATTGCGTTTGCATCTTGAGCCGACTCAAAAGTCCATCTTGCTGATAGTTTTCTTGTCTTAGCTTCAACTGTTTGTTTTAAAATTTGGATAGACATCTTGTTACCGCCACGTCCTTCTAAACTTGAAGTACCTGCCGCTGTATCAGTTGTTGTACCTTCTTCACCTGAGTAACCTCTGGCAATTTTAGCTGGTGATAAAGCTTCTTCACCTGCTGTTACACCTTGATCTGATTCTGCATATCTAACTCTTAATGTGTGGATTTGTCCCACTGGGCCTGTCATAGGTTGTACACCAACGATTTCGTTAGCGATTACTGTAGGCATAACCCGTCTTATTACTGGTAAGATCACTTTGTTAAGTGCGGCAACGTTACCGGCACCTGTAGCACCTGCTGAGGCTGTCTCTGCCAAATACTTCTGAGTGTTTTCTAAAATAACGCCCATAGTATCTTTTTTTTGGCCTTGAAGACCTTCTAACAATGCTGATTTAGTGTCTGTCCAATTTTCAGTTAATGTTTTTTCTGACATAATAGTTTAACTCCTTAATCCTGCTAGTCTTTTAATGTGAACGATATCACTGTTCAAGTTGTTATCGTCAATATTGTTAATAGTTCTATCACCAGTGTGTTCTGTAATCATTGCACTGTCATCACCTTTTGGTGCTACAGTTTCATTTAATACAGCTGGTAGATATTTTTCAAACTGCTTTTTTAAGTTTGCAGTTTGTACTGATTCTAACAACTCAACCATCACTTGACGTTTGTCTTTAGATAATGGAGAAACAAGTTCTGCTAAAGCATTCGCTCTAGTCATTTTGTCTTCTGTTACCTTAAGTTTTGTTTGTGTTGCTTTGATATCTGCATCTTTTTGATTTAACGCATCTTCTAACTTAGAAGCTACATCTTTTTGTTCTACAAGTTGTGCTTGTAGTTTATTAATTTCACCACCTTCTGAAAGGTATGAACTCAAATATTCACCTGCAAATGCTTCAAACACTTTTCTACCAAAGTTGTTTTCTTTAGCAACTTTAATGTCTTCTTTAAGTGTTTTGATTTCATTTTTAAGTGTCGAGTCTACTGTGCTTTCCACAAGACTTGAAGCTCTTTTGATAAAAGCAGTTTTAGTTTCATCGATCATCTTACGACCTTCTGCTACTAATTGTACTTTTTTCTCAACAAGATCTTTTTTGTCTTCTGCAAATTCAGTTAACTCTTTGGAGAGTTGTCTGACTACAAAGTTTTCCAACTTCGTAAATTGACCTTTGAGTGCATTTCTATCTTCTCTTAATTCTTTCACTTCTTTTACCAAAGCGTCCGAAACAAAAGTTGACAACATATTTGAATGTTCACTTACTGCTGTTTTATAAGCAACTCTTTCTTTAACAACTGCTTTTTTATCTTCTGCAAATTCTGAAATTTCTTTCTTCAATGCATCTGAAAGCATATTGTCCATTGCTTCAACAATCTGTGATTTGTCATTTTCATAACGTTGTGCGAACTCTTCTCTAAGTTCGGCTGAAATGTTCTCACGAGCCTCAGACAGCTTGTTCTCCCAAGCTTCTTGGACTTGAATTTTTAGATCTTCACTTAATGTTTCTGATCCAAAGATTTCTGTAATGTCTGCCATCTGAATCTCCTTATTTCTTGTTTAGTTCACCAATTAATTTAGTGATTTCATTGGCTAAATGTTTTTCGGCTTTTTTATCAAACATACTTGCTTGACTCAAACCAAATAACTTCTGACCACCTCGCATATTCCATAAGCCTTCGTATATGGCTTTTGGGTATGCATCGGGAGCCGACGGTTGTGCAACAATATCAACTGTGATGATTTCAAAGTCTTTTACATCACCGCTGTCATCTACGTTGCCCGATCCTCTCGAACTCACTCCTAGTTTACATCCGCTTTCGAGTAAGGTTGTAATAATCTTACCCATCGGCGTTGGCATAATCTTAAGTTTTCCAATTCCATTAGGACCATCCATCCAAATGTCTTCGATCATATGTGAAACACGATCTAAGTTAACAGTTAGATTTTCTGGATGATCAGCTTCACCTAACACACTGAAACCACCATCAAGTCTTTCTTTGATGTTTGCTACAGCACGATTGATTTCCTGAACTGGGTATTTTCTTTTGTTTTGATTTTCAATACCACCTTGTATGAAAATGCCTTTCATTTTGAGGCTTTTGTTTGTTCCTTCACCTTCGTGTAAAACTTCCATTCTTGCTTGATCGAAAGTTAAACATTCTTGTAAATAATGTAGTGAATGATTCATATTGTGCCTCCCTTCAATTAAGTTAAAATTATTTACTTCCAACTACTGATTGAGCAGTTTTATCTGCACCATCTGTGTTGTCCGCTTTAACTTCACTCATATTTGGTTCTGTAGTTGCACCCATATCAGCCGCTTTAGGAGCCGAAGCACCTTTTTCGTCGCCGCCTGCTACTATGTTAGATGCAGTTCCACCCATATCGTTTTTAGACGCTACTGGTGATTTACCATTGTCTGAACCATCTGCTGAAGCAACTTTAACTGGTTTCAGTTCTGCTTCTTCAAGTTCTTGAGTTGATTCTGCTGGTGCTTCGATTGACTCATCAGCTTCGTCTTCCATTCCTGGCATTGCTGGTGCTTCATCTTCGTCGCCTGCTTCTTCTTCTCCGCCACCGTTAACGATGTCGTCAAACTTTGCTTTTAGTTCTTCTAAGGCTTGTGCTAAATCGTCTACTTTATCTTCAACTTCCTCGTGATCGTGATCGTCGTCTTTACCGTCTTCGTCACCATCATCTTCGTTAGTTTCTTCGTATTCGATTTCTTCTGAATCTTCTTCTGTTTTTGCTTTTAATTCAGCTTTTAAATCAGCGTCAACATCGCCGGTTTCACCGCCAACTGTTTCTTCTACTTTATCTTCTGCTGAATCGTCTGCTTTTGCTTCTTCAACAGCTTCTTCTTCTGTTGCTTCTGCTTTTGTTTCTTCAACTGCTTCTTCAGTTTCAGTTTCTGTTACTGCTTCTTCAGTTGTGTTAACTAATTCTTCGTGAATTGATCTAGCTTTTTCTACAATAACGTCGTGCAATAAAGCTTCTGCTTTATCAGACTCGCCATTTACTAGATATTCAAGAACTTGTTCCATTTTTGAACTCATCTCTGACATATCAAATCTCCTTTATAATATTAGCATCGATACTATTAGTATATTAATAAATGTTATTGTTATTTAACAAAAAGATAAAATTTGGAGAATAATAGGGCAAAAAACCGCATTTTTTTAAAAAAAGGCAGTTTAAACGTCTTTTAAAAGATCTTTTATCAAGATCTACTATACAGCACCAACTGGTTGTCCGTACATCTTTGCAACAAATTGTTTGTTCTCTTCTTGGTCTTGTTGTCTTATCTCTCTTACTTTTCTTAATTTGTTTAGATGTTTTAACGTTAAACGTGTTTTTCTATTAGTACTAATGTCAGCACGATGATAATCATCTTGGTCTGGAAGATAATTTTCTTTAACTACAACTTCTTTTAGTTCTGTGTAACGCATACTTTTATTTATTATATTAAAATCAAATTTGAGTAAATAAAAGTATGTCAAGCAAAACAATATCAGTTGAAGAACTTTTTAGCTCTGAACTAGATGCCGTTAACGAATATATCACTTATTTAGAGAACCAAGAGTTTCGTTCTCCTACTCAAAAAAAAGAATTAAAAGATTTAAAAATTGTTGCACAGTACCTTATAGATCGTTTAGACAACAAAATGAATCTTGTTGAAGAGTCATTCACACTACATTAATAATGTATAAAATAATTTTAGCTTTGGTGTTATTTTTTTCTATGACAGGTTCATTGTTTGCTAACGATCCTGATTTTGCAAAATTTTTACTCAATGAAGAACAGATACGTATCAATCTTGCGATTGAGGAATTAAAACATCAGATGACATATGTTAGTGAAGAACATTATAGCTTACTTGAAAAAGAATTGAAACAGTTGATACTGGACTTGGAACAAAATTTAATAGATCAATTTAAAATACAAAAACTTCTTAACTCTCAGTAGTATCAGTACCTGGTTGTGCTTCTGCACCACTGATAGGAGATTCAATACCAGCTGAAGTATCTGGATCTAGACTATCGCCACCGCCCGCTGGTGCTGGCATAGGTGAAGCACCAACTGATCCTAGACCGTCTGCTTCTGCATCGCTCATCGAACCCGGAATGCTTTCTGAGTTTTCTTCTGACCATAATCTTTGATTTTCATAAATTTCTTCTTCAGTTAGTTTCAGATAACGTTTCATTGCAAAACGTTTACTTACGAACGGAAGCTGTTGTATCTGATTAAAGATGTTTACAAGTTGTGTATCTAATTCAATCTGTCTGTACTTGCCAAAGTTTTGTGGTTCATTGAACTGTAACTGGAACATACCCGAATCAATTTCAATACCTCTGTGTTTTAAAAACATTTTAAATTCAAAATCAATATTTGGTTGCATAAAGTTTTGTATTCTTTTACAGAACTTTGTAAATCTAAATTCTTGTATGTATGCTGTACCTACTCTACCATCAGTGAATGCTGTGTTTTGATCACCTGGTGTGCTTGGTAAGTATGCACTCGGTACTCTTAGACCTTTTAATAACTTGTCATTGAAATATCTCAAGTCATCAATTTCACCTAAGTTACTACCACCCGGTAACGTTTCAACTTTAGATCCTCTGCCCTCTGCCGTCTGAGCAAAGAAGTAGTCTTCTATCATTGATAGTGGATTGTAAGTTGCATCCATTACGTTAGCACCACCTGTTGCACTAGGTATACGTCTTTGGTGTATCTCGTTTTTAATTCTTTCAATGAATCCCATTGCTTTTGAAGTTGGCATATTACCTACATCAATATAGAACACTCTACGTTCAGGTGCTCTTTGTACTCTGTAAATGATCATTGCGTCTTCAAGTAATTCTTTTTGCTTGTAAGTTTTAAAGATAGGCTCTAACAGACTTACTCCGAAAGGCCAAAATCTATCCATACCTTCTGTTAAACTTAAATGTATAACGTGTGATGCATCAATTGGATACGTCTGTGCATCTTTTGAAAATCTTGTATTACCAAATCCGCCACCAGGTCCTTGCCCATATGGCATAGCGGCTCTGTTGCTTCCACCACCGCCCATAGGATGACCAATAGTAGTACT